GATCGAGACGACGAGCTAGGGCCACTGGCCATCATCAACCAACCCGCCCCGCCACTGGCGGGCTTTTTTGTGCATGAAAGGAAACATCCATGGCACAACCGACTCGCGTGGCCTATAATCAGGTCCTTCTGAAAATTGGTGACGGCGCCTCGCCGGAAACCATCGCGCAGCCCTGCCTGATCAACGGCGAAAAGGCGCTGGAATTCTCTGCCACGTTCACGGACGAGATGATCCCGGACTGTTCCGACGGCTCGCTGCCGGCGTCCGTTCTGCGCAACGCCGAATCCATTCAGTTCACCGGCTCCGGTTCCGGCAAGCTGCACCAGGACAACGCGAAGGCGTACCTTGACCTCTGGGCGGCTGGCCAGCCGATCAACGCCATCATCGAGATCGGCACTGCCGATGCCACGGGCGCCGTCGAGATCAGCTGCCAGATCGTGATCACCGGGTTCCGGATCACGGCGCAGCGGACGCAGTCCGCCGAGTGCGAAATCTCGATCGCTTCGCACAACTTCCAGGCCACCGACATCGCGGCGCTGACCTCGTAATGGCGACATCGAAGGTCTACCGCGTTTTCGGCGGTGAAGAACGGGCGTTCCAGCTCCGCTACGGCGAGGCACTGGAGCTGGAACGCCTGCGCAACAAGGGCCTGGAGCTGATGTTCCGGTCCATGGGCGGCACTGTTGGCAATGACGATATCCCGGACGACATCGCGCTGCTGTTGGGCGGCGCTGGTGACTATCGGATCGAGGATGTCGCCCAAACGATCCGCCTCGGCCTCGAGGGCGGCGGCATGAAGCCGAACGATGCTGCCGCTCTGGTTCAGCGATACGTCAAGGATGTCCCGGATTGGCTGAACAATGTTCGGCTGGCCACCGTGATCATCGGGGCGTTCCTCGCCGGCGTCCCGGATGAGCCGGTGGGAAAACCGCAAGGGGAGGGGGAGCCCCAAGAAAACCTCTCCCCGGCGGACGAATGCGAGCCGCCGACATCTACGGGCTAGGCGCCGTGTTCGGTTTCTCGCCGCGCCAGGTCGATGAGATGACGCCCTGGGAGCTTCTGGCCTGCATGGACGGCTACAACCACGCCAATGGAGTGAAGCCGAAGGACGAGCCACCTACGGACGAGGAGTTCGAGGAGGCCGTCGCAGCGTCGGCGGCCAGGTGGGCCGCTAAATCCGCGTCATCGTCCGGGTTCGAATCTGGGTCTGGATCATGACGCCATGCTGGTCGAACAGAATGGCGACGTGATCACCCGGGAAAAGTCCGCGGCCGAACCATTGGTAGAGTTCCGTCCCGTTCGCGAGAACGGAATGCGAATAGGGCTCACCCATAAGCTCGATGGCGTCGTCGAGCGTCGAAGTCCCGGGTTCAAGATCGGCGGCCAGCTCGTATGGCCCCGTGGTCGAGCATGCGGAAACGGCCAGACAGATTGCCGGTGCCGCCCAGAATAGATTTCGCATCAGCATACCTCCGCTGGTGTGAGCATAGCCAGAACAACCGAAACTGTTAAGCCGCCCGCCTTGCGCGGGCTTTTTGCCGTCTGAAAGGTAGCTCGTGGCCGTCACCGACGAAGATCTCGCAAAGCTGATCGTCCAGTTCAGCGCGGATTTCACGCGCTACCGGAACGAGACGCAGAAAATCATCCGGGCCACCTATGGGGCGGCCGACAAGGTCGAGCGTCGCTTCAACTCCATGGAGCGCCGGGTCTCGCGCACCGGAGACAATATCGGCCGGCAGTTCCGGATGGCGATCGCCGCGCTGGGAACCGGGTTCGCCGTGCGCGACCTGGGCCGCCTCGCCGATGCCTGGACCGAACAGGAAAACGCGCTGAAGTCCGTCGCGGCGGCCGTGAATGCGCCTGTCTCCTCGATGCAGCAGCTCGCGCAGGTCGCACTGGATACTCGCTCTGCCATGGCACCTACGGTGACGCTATATGCCCGTACAGAGCGAGCCGCGCGGCAACTGGGGCGAAGCCAGGCCGAGCTGCGGCGGTTCGTCGAGCTGACGAACATGGCTTTCGTCGCCGGCGGCGCCACCGGGACGGAGCGTCGGTCCGCAATCCTGCAGCTTGCCCAAGGTCTCGCATCGGAACAGCTGATGGGTGAGGAGTTGCGGTCTATCCGGGAAAACGCTCCGCTCGTGGCGCGCGCGATCGCCGATGCGATGGGGGTCGGCATCGGTGCGCTGCGGGATCTGGGTGCGGAGGGCAAGATCACGTCCGAAATCGTGCTCAGCGCCGTTCTTGCCGCGGGCGAAAGCATCGAGTCGCAGTTCGATGCGACGACCGCGACGGTCGGGCAGTCCCTCGAGAACCTGCGCACCCGGGCTGCGATGTATATCGCCGAGCTCGACGATGCCACGAATGCGTCCGAGAATTTGGCCGGCTTCATCGACTATGTGTCGCGCAACCTCGATGCATTGGCGGAGGCCGCAATCGTTGCGGCGACCGCTATTGGAGGTGTCCTCGCCGGCCGGGCTGTCGCTGCCGCAATCCCCGCCATGATCGCCTTCGCCGCGGCGACGACCGGTGCCAGCGGGGCGCTCGGGCGGGCCATGGCAATGTCGATCGCGGCTTCACGGGCGTTCGGTGCACTGCGCGCGTCCCTGATGTTCCTGGTGACGAACCCCGTTGGCCTGATGATCACCGCGATTGCCACGGCTGTCGGCTATCTCGCGATCGAAAGCCAGAATGCAGCCTCGCGCGCGGACCGGCTCAATCGCGCTCTGGCGATCCTTGGCGAGCAGACCGACGAGTATGGCGCTTCCACTGAAGCCGCCGCGGCCGCCCAGCACGCCCTTATGGAAGCGCGGCGCCTCGACAATCTGGAAATCGTTCGTCGCGCACTGATCGAACAGCGCCGGGAGCTCGAACGCCTTGAGCGCGCCTATGCGGATGCGGCGCGCCGGGCCGAAACCAACGTCGCTGCTGGCGAGGGAACTCGCGGCCTTTCGATCGAACAGCGCGAAGAGATGGGCGCCAGAGAGGCCGCGGCAGCGCGGCGTGAGATGGAGGCCCTGGAACAGCAACTTCAATCCTCCCGGCAATCCGTCGACATGCTGACAGAGGGCTTTGAGGACCTGTCCGAAGAGGCAGGCCGGATCGCCGACCGCACACGCGATGCGGTGAACGTCGCCGAGCTGGCCGCCCGCGCAAATCAGGATCTCGAAGACGTCCTGGAGTCCGTGACCGATACCCTCGGCGATACCGGCGAAGCGCAACGCATGCTCAATGAGATGCAGCGCACGGAAGCGATTGATGCCGCGACGACGGCGATGCAGCGGCAAGTCGACGCGCTCCAGCAGATCGAAGCCGCGATTCATGCCGTGCGCGCCGCGGAAATGGTGTCGGCCGGGATCGGCATCACCGACGAGATTTCGGGCGGCGGCGGCTTCTTCACCCTGTCCTCTGACGCCAGGGCGGAGGTGGACGCTCTTGAGACCGAGGCGGCGCGCTATCGTCGCGTCATCGAGGTGCTGCAGGGTTATATCGACGCGCTCAACAACGGAACCAATCCAGGGGCCGCGTCCGACGCCCGGCGCGAACGGGAACAGCGCTTGCGGCGAGAGGCCGACGCCCTGCGCGACCTGATCGAGACCGAGCGGGAATTTGCGCGCGCATTGCGCGTCGCTGAGGGCGCCATGCGCGGCGGTCAGTTCGACGACTACCTGTCGTTGCTCAGCGATATCGGCGAGGCCCAGGCCGCGACCGCCGACAGCTTGGCGGCGCTGGACGCTCAGCGTCAGCGGGGCTTGATAACGGAAGCGCGGTACCGCGAGGAGGTCGAGCGCCTGAACGCGGCCATGGCCTCGCTGCGCGAACAGACCGACGCGCTGGCAGCCGCGGCCGACCGTCACGAGGCCATGAAGGAGATCCAGGAGCAGGCGGACGCGCAGGAACGACTGAACCGTCTTGTCGAGGCGCAGATCGGCCACGAGCTGACCATTGCCCAGCTGCGCGGCGATGAAACTCAGCTGCGATCGCTGGAGCGGGAAGTCCGTATCCGCGAACGGATCGCTGAACTCACCGAGCTCGGCATTCAAAAGGCGCAGGCCCGAAACCAGGCAACGCGCGAGGCCGACGAACACGATCGGGCTCGCGAGTACGGCGAGGGGCGGGCCGCGTTTTCTCAGGGCTTCTCGGACACCGCGCGGGCGGCATTGTCCGGCGATCTGAAAAACCTGCTTGATACCGCATTCGGCTCTGCCGTCGATCGGGCCTTCCAGAACCTTGGCGGCCAG